CAAGGATGCAAGCCGTGCGCTTCTCGCGCCGTATCTTGCAGCCGTCGAATCTAGAATCTGGTCAGGTGACTGGATTCCTCGGCACTCTTCAGGTGCGTTAGCTACGCGGGAGATGTATAATTCCCGTCATAGCTTCCGTACTTGGACTGAGAGACTCCAATCATTCCTCCTTTGGGAGGATGAATTGGCGTTCTCTTATCGGGAGATCGTCGATAATCTCGACGACTTCTCAGTCCTGGCTCCGGATCAAGAGCCACCTTCAAAGGTGACTACTGTTCCGAAGACCATGAAGGCCCCACGCATCATTGCAGAAGAGCCTGTCTGGAATCAGTTCATCCAGCAGGGCGTTCTTCATGTAATGACTGAAGTTATCCAGGAACCGAGATTTCGGCGTCTCGCCGATATCTTCTCCTGGCTCGATCAAGAACCCAACAGGGAACTTGCTCGTGTCGGTTCTGTCGATGGTAGCTATGCTACTTTCGACCTCTCCGAAGCTTCAGACCGCGTTTCCCTTCAGCTTGTTGAGGCCTTGCTAGCCCAACACCCTTTTCTTAAGGGCGTGGTGCTTGCGTCTCGCTCACGGACAGCGAAGCTGTCGACTGGAGATGAGATAGTCCTCAAGAAGTTCGCCTCCATGGGGTCCAGCCTATGCTTTCCAATCGAATCGATGGTGTTCTTCATCATCGAAGCGATAGCATGGGCGGAACATGAAGGCATGGTGCCATCTGCGCTGCGTGTCCGAGGTTTGCCTCGGATGCGCGTCTATGGTGACGACTTGATCGTCCCACAGGCAGTCGCACAGATTCTGCCTCGCCGGCTTGAGACTTATGGTCTCAAGGTGAACTCTAGAAAGAGTTTCACGACTGGTCCTATCCGCGAGTCTTGCGGTGCGGATTGGTACCTTGGGAGTGATATCTCGGTGTTTAAACTCCGAGTGCCATTCCCCGAGGCAGAGCATCAATTCGAGACCATTTCTCGCACAATCGAATTCCACAACAACGCTTATAGCGCTGGGTGGTTCCTCGTAGCGGGGCAGGCGGAACTCTCCCTTAATGGGATTTTCCGGAAGCTCCCGCGTGTGCCAGTTGGTACTCGTCTCTCCGCACTCTGGTCTTGGGACCAAGTCGACTCTGGTGCTGTCAGACTCGACCCCAAGCTCCAAAGGCGTCAATACCGTTCATTTGTCTTCCGACAGATGAAGCCGATTGACCCTTTGGAAGGGTACGGAGCGCTCAAGAAAAGCTTTGCGCCTCACTCTGATGAGCGAGGTAGCAAGCATCTCGAGCGTGATGGGCGTTCCCGATACGCTGGTGTACATATCGGGTGGTCGGTGGAGCCCTACTAAGGGCTCCATCAAGAGG